CTTATCTCTTCTTCCCAGGTTCCGGTAAGTGAGGTTTGTAGTTCTAGATTCCGCCTGTCAGGTATTTTACTTGATTGGATGTATTCTGAAGCTGCATTACGCAACCTCCTTCCTAACCTTCGCAAAACCTTCTTTGCAACACTCCCATGCTTATTCTTCAAGTCTAACCAGCTTCGTCGTTTGTCCTTCCTGGACATCTTCCTTGCTGCCTTGACTCGTTGATAGAGCGCCCCATTCGACTTCTTTCGAGTGCCGATTGGACGATTCCTTTCCACAAGCTGAGATTGTGCATCTCTCTTGGACAATGAAAATTGATCCCAAGCAGAGTTTTCTTCAACACGTATTACCGCGTCGTCGAGGGGAACCATCGAACTACCCCTAGTTCTTTGGATGTCGTCTTTGTGGATTTCACGGAATTCTTTCCATGACTCACTAGACTTAGTAATTGAAACGCAACCAAGCGTCGCAGAGTGAAAGACCTGTTCATACGTGGGCGTGGCACTCATGCCATTTCCACCTACATGAACAGGACCATCTTTTACACCTTCAACACAAATCTTCGTAAACCATTGTGCCGATTGATCATTTGATCGATTGGCATGGTAAGCGTAGAGTGCATTGATGCGGTTAAACCGATGAGTTAGGTGACTACGAGCTATGCTACCGCATTCCTCTGAAAGCCTTCCTTGATCAACTGACCAAGCCATCTCTCCGTCACTGATGATTGTCCTCTCACAGAAGACACCATTCTCACCATAGAATGCTTTATCGGCATTTGCCAACAAGCCTACTGTGGTCAGGCATTGATCATAGCGCATTGCTAAGGTCTCATGCCAGTAACCAATGAGATCATCTCCGCAGACAGAGTAGGTCTCCTTCCGAGCACCTGCTTCCCAGGCACAGAAACCGTTGAGAACACTGAGAACAATCCAAGTTATTCCTAGCCCCAGGTGGATGCCGTGTGAAGTTGGGCCTTTTGGTCCTTTCTTTGCACTCAGCAGCTCGATGCCTGCACTCAAGACCCAATTTGGTTCTTTGAGATGCACACATAGGGCAGTCCACACATGTATCGCTAGTTCATGACCTATCCGGTCAGTCGCTTTTGATAAATCAGCGGAATACAAGAGCGCTCCCTTTCTGGAACGCTCGAGCTCAATTGTCTCGTTCTTCAATTGTTGACGTGTCGTCATCCATCGCTTTAAGCGAGGGATCATGCGAGACATCATAAGTCTGCACAGTTGTTGTTGGTACGCAGGATGCTTTGTAGCAACCCTAATCTTCCCTCCCTTTTCAGGGATAGCATC